CTGGTCTTGTTCTGGATGGTTGCAGCTTCGATAAGGCTCGTCTCAGGTATAGCAACGCCGAGTTCTTTAAGCTGCATAAGCTGTGCAAATTGCATCTGTTTCTGGGTCTCTGTGTTGAACCCGAGCTCTACCGCGCAGTGGTATTTACCAAACGCTTTATTGTAGAATAGCGGTGCAGGCTCTTCGCCTTCGAGCAGGTTCTTGATCTTACCGGGCGTATAGTTGTTCTGGACCACATGCATAACCAGCTGGCCTAATAAATTTTGTGCGTAATCGAGCCGGTCGAATAGTGGCTGGAGCGTTGTAAGCCCTGCGCCTTGTCGTAAGGCTGAAAGGATACCTGCTTTATCATCTATTGCGGAGCCCATAAGCTCTTCGTTGATACCAGAGACAAAATTGAGCTCTTTGGAGAACGTCTCTTGGAGCTGGAAGAATGAGGGCGGTATCTGTGGTGGAATAATAGGCATAATATCGGTCATCTGCGCTTCTTCTTTGAGCGGGATGATACGACCCTGACCGGTTTGGAACAAATGTTTCACATCAACAAGCGCATTCTCTTTAAAGATAAACCCGGAGTTGACCTGCGACTCGAGCATATCTGCGGAGAGTATAATACGGCGATTAAGCAATATTTGTGGATCCCTCAAAGAGCGACAAATCCCTTGGATCCTGCTATAAAAGTAGGGCATCATAGGGTTATAGTAACCAAGCACCGGCACAAAAGGGAACACATCGATATTGAGGTTATTCGGCCCGTCATAGAACACTTTGTCCTGGATCATGATAGCCATACGCACCGTAGGGATATCTTGTTCGATAAGCGTAACTTGTGGGTAATGTGCCAAGAATGTCTTGATATCTACCTCTTCTTGGTTGGTGAGCTCGAAGACTTCACCGGTAACTTTATCAACTAACAATTTTTGCTTACGGTAATCACGGTAATAATACTCGTCATAAGCCACACGATTCTGCTGGGTCTGTCCAAAACTCTCAGGCATATACTGGAACCGACCATCTCTACCCGTGCCCGTAGGGTTGCCCGGCAACGCCATGATATCATCATAACGATCAGGCATAAGCGCAGCTGCTGCAGAGTGTGATAGGTAACTACGGCGCCAGACAAACGAGCAGTCTGAAAGGTCAGGTTTACGGAAATACGGGTCTATAAAAAAACTGTTATACGAACAGTTGTCTACTTTAATATCACCATTAACGGGATCGTTCTTATAATCCATATACACATGTAATAAATTCATACCTGCAATACAGGCGCCTTGGTGGAACGCTTCAGAGAGCGTCTCATAGACACCCTCGCGCTTATAGACGCCCAGTAGTATCTTGGTCCACTGATCAGCGGTTGGTTGGTCGGCATTCTCCAAAGGTACCACAATTGTAGACTTACGGTTACGGCGCTGATGTCCAGATACCATGTTGCATAAAGGCCGAACCCTGTTGAAATACCACGAACTTCTGCTGTTATTAGGCATCCCTTGATCAAGATCAGACATCAATGCGCTATCACCGGCCTCAAGCCGTGTGTCGATCGTCGCCTCCGTCCAATAAACCTGCCATATAGATTGGTTAGCCGTATAATCAGCATCTATCTTCTTCTTAATCGCACTATACGTCTCAGATAAATTGTCAGGTTGGCGTATTAACATAGAATCTCCTTAAGATTAACTATACCGATCATACTTGTTTTCGGGTTCCAGGATCACATCCTGTTAAAGAAGCGGGGTAGGCTATTCTGATTGCCATATAAAGCTTCGGCCCGTTTACGATCAAACTCTTCAGATGTTAAACCCTTTTTAGTCTTGTGAATTGACAAACAGAGATATCTTAGACAATCGCTATAATGATTCGACCAAGACTTCACGGGTTTGTTTAAATACATCTGTTTCTGATCATCCCATTCTTTGCGATAGTTCTCAAGAGCATTCACCAGCGAACGGCACTTATCCGCATCGATCCAAAACTTACTGAAATGGGTCCAGACGTTCTCAATACCATCGATGATACTTACCTGCTCGATGAGCGCGAAATCTATGCCAAGCTGCCGTGCTTTCTCGTAGCGAGTCACTGCACCGCCACCCCACTCGCGGACCTTGATATCATGGGGCGCGAAATGCTTGCCGTACTTGTATGGTTTGTCTTGTATGATCTTTGCGTAATGATCCAAACCCAGGTTGTTGTTCGAGTAGCAATCTATAATCCGTATCGCGACATTACCTTCATTGACAAGCTGGAAAAATATAATAGTGGTCGCATCGTTGACGCCTATATCCCAAGCGGTGTAGGTGAGTAGACCAGGTTCCCAAGGGACCGGGCATATTTGGCCCTTAGCCTTAAGCGCATCAAGATAAGTACCGTAATACGAACCGCTAATACCACGCTCAAAGCTGCATTCAAATTCCTGGAGATAGAGCCCCTCATCCATTTGTGATCGCTCATTAACGAGCACATCATCTGGAATATGATGGATCTCTGATGCTTTATGCACGAACACTTTCCACTCAGGCAATTCTTGCGCAAGTTTAAATAATTGCCAAAGATGGTTTTTACCACGTGGCGTAGAGACCATTGCGCACCAACCACCATTAGCTGCGAGGATAGGTCTAATAAATGAGAATATATCGGCGGGCATAAGCGCGTATTCTGAAAGTATAACGGCAAAAGGGTTAGTACCCACAAGCGAAGTATCATACGTATCACCTCCAATGACCTGTAATATGCTGTCATTGTTAAAGCGTATCTTCATCTCAGATTGGTTGATACTCGCAACTAACTCTTTGGGTATATAATCGAGGAACTTTGTGCCATCTATCGCAATCGCGTCAAAAATGGCCTTACGGCCCTGCGAATATGTAGGGAGCACATAGAATACTAGGCAGGTCTTTTTTATGCACTGGCGTATGGCTAGGTTCCAAAAAAGGATATCCTTGCCCGCACGTCTTGCTGCAATATACAAAACGCGCTTAGCTGTTCCCTGGTCTATGATGTCGTATATGGGCTCCTGGTACCACCTCAAGCGGAAGCGGTCTAATTTGATCTGTATTTCTACGTTCACTTTGGGGACCCATCCCGTGGGGCCTCATAACCGATAACGGCCCGTAGCTCTATCGGTTTACTTAGCTCTTCTGTTTTAGGCTGGTCTCCGCGAGACTGGTCTCCGCGAGCGCAACACGCTTCATCATCCAGGTCTACAACGGTAAGCACTTGGAAGTGATAGTTTGCCGCATGCTTCTCGTTCATGTGTTGTAACAGGTTACGGAGCTCGAGAATAATCTCGTCTTGTAGTTCTCTATGCATTCTTTTTAGGCCTCTTATTCATGGATCTGTCTGATTTTATAGACTTTATGGGGCTGCAGGCCCCTTGTTTAGGAGCAGTTAACTTCTTCTTGTCGATAATATACTGCAAGTCAGCAATCTTACGCTCAAGCTCATGTACCGTATAGTCAAAGATCCCCTTCCCCTCATGGACCTGCCCCAAAAGAGAAACAATCTGAGACTTAAGGTCAGCGTTCTCTGCCTCAAGGAGCTTCAAATATCCCATAGGATTATCGAGAATACCCGGGGCCCTACTCGTTACCCTCGGCACTACCCTTCGTAGCAGCCTTGCCATTAATTTGTGTAATTTCATTCTCCATCTCCTCTTTGCTTACAACTTCCGGTTTATCCGTATGTATTACAAACGTAGTCGGTTTCACTTCTTCAGCCTTACGCATGTCCGAGTGATATTTGTTAATCTCTAACCAATCAGGATCATATTTATGCATATCCTTAAAGACCACATCCTTGTCATATTTGCGGTATAACGCACCCTTTCTCTTACGTGATCCTATCTTCAACCGCGCAAAGTCTACCGCCTCTTTGATATCAGGGTATCTATTCTGCCATTCGTTAAACGTAGTCTTCCCCATCCGTATCTCAAGTATAAAATCCACAAGCTCCAGACTATCCTCTCTCTCAGCCCATTCAATTACCGTAGCGCAGAACCGGTTTCTCCAGTCAAGCTTGTCAGGAAAATACATATAGGCATCATTTTTAACGAAATCTGAGATTGATCGCACATTGGTCAATACTTGAATATCAGAGCTATTATTAATAGTTTGTGCTTTCGGCACTGGTGTCTTAGGCACGGATGCTTTTGTCTTTGTTTTTTTTAGGGATTTCTTGGACACGGGTGTCTTTTGTTCCATAAACTATGCCTCGAGGTTACTAAACTTCAGTGATTGTGAACTCTGTACGCGCCTCTTTAGCATATATTTTTTTAGCGGTTATAGAACAGATAATCCTATCGTCAGTGATGAGTACATCCTTGATCGCATCGAATACAAACTTCAAAAGATTATCCAGATCAGGTGCGCATGAATGATAGAATAGGTTAGGTTTAGGTTTTAAGGGTGCTTTCATGTAGAAAGTCACATTAAAGGCGATAGGCTTAGAATATAAGAGATCGGTGTTATGTTGTGACTGGAGTGCGAGTCCGAAACATACTTTAGCCTTAATCTGCCCGTCAAAGAACTGTTGCCCGTTAAGCTTGGGTCGAGTCCATGATATCGGTTGCATCTTTACACAGTAAGTCTTGGTAGCTGGTAACACGTTGGATTCCATTTACAAATACTCCTCCTTAAAGAGAGATGACAGGATGGCATCCTGTGAGATGGTCCTCTTCAGTGTACTGTTGCTTGGGATAGGATGCTATCTCTATCTTTTTCAAACATAGCTAAAGTTTTTTCATGTGCCCATCTCTCTGCTAAAGGGATATCGGGCATTGCGTTTTTCATGTTTGTGATATGTTTCTGCAATTTTTCTAGTTCAATCTCTTGGGATAATTGCAGAGTTTTTAGTTCAAGCGATGGCTCTGGAGCTTGAGGTTTAATTACCTGCACTACCTTGGCAGTTTGAGCAGGTTTCTTACTAAGCTGCATATACTTGGCAGATGGTATAGATCTATCAATCCCAACAATATCGCAAAGCGTATTAAACCAGCCCCATTCTTCGGTAATCCCAAGATTATCACAATGGTTC